TATCCTTAGTGTTGTAATGTGTCTTCAAGATGCGACCCAACCACTCAGGATAACCATCCCAATGATGATACACAGAGAGGATAGATTCATCAGGAAGTTGAATACCAATGCAGGAACGAGTTGCCATAATTTTGAAAGTGTGCTTATACTACTGGAACAGTTTGGAGGTTACTAACTTTAATGACTTGAAAAGTGATCCTCTTTGACTCTAACCCATGCCATAGGATTACCACTGTTAGGAATACGCCAAATCATGCACTCTTCTTGCCATTGTTGTGCAATACTGTAGGCATGGTTTATATCAGTTGCCCAATCACACCCATTAGGATCAAACTTAGTCCAGGCAGTAGGTTGTACTGCAAAAGTGGCAGTAGGCATCAGAAATCCCAGTCAGATTTCAGGAAAGCAGCAAAGGTTTTAGCATCATCTTCTTCATCTTCTTTCATCTCAGGAATGTCAAAGATCTCACCTTGCATGTCTTGAATCTCAGACCACATTTCATCAAACATAATAATCAATCAGTGCTTACACTATTAGAACAGTTTGGAGGTTACTAACTTTAACCCCATGCTTCAATGAACTCACTCAGATGATAGATTTCATCAGTTTGAGTTTCTTCAACCAACTCATCATAGGACATTTCTTTCAACATTTCCAGGTATTCTTCAGGAGTTGCATCATTTTCTGGATCGAAGTCATCATGACACAACCACACATATTCATTGTAAAGTGCTTCAATTAGTTGTTCAATAGTGGGTTTCATTTAGTTTCAATCAACCAGTCATATTTGTCAACCATGTCACCACAACTCTGGCAACCTAATGCACTCCAGGAGAGGTGATAGATTGTCTTCACATGGTTACACTTAGGGCACTGAATAAGTTTTCCATACTTACCAGTTCTTGAGGTTTTCTTTACGGGTGCAAACTCAGTTTTCATCTTGGAAGAGTAGAGAAAGGTCATCAATGAACATAAACTCATAGTTCCCATCTTCAGGGTCTTTATCGTCTACCATCCACTCTTCATAGATGGCATTAGATGTATCATAATCCCCTTTATCAAAAGCAGTTTGAAACAACCCAAAGAGAGTTTCACTCATCAGATCCAAACAATCTTGTTTCTCTTGGTTAGTCATAATGAAGTCAGTGTCTATACTATAGGAACAGTTTAGAGGTTACTAACAATAAGTTTTGAGAACATTCTCCAGATCTTGAACAGCATACATCATGGCAGATTTACTGAAACCAACAGCATGTGGAGCAGTTTTCTCTATATTTTCCACCAAAGAACTATCTGCATCATAATCAACTTTGTTGCACATGTTGATAGCATTGTTGAGAGAATCAATGACTCTCTGAAGTTTAACTTGATCCATCAATTCCATGTCATTCATACTAAAGGGACAGTTTAGAGGTTACTAACTTTATTTGGAAGGGAGTTGGAGCAACTGCTCATAGAACTTCTTGAACCCACCATTCTTCTTTCTCTCAAAAAGTTCAGGGTTCTTATACAAAACCTTAGTGTTGGGTTTGTTTAACCAAACACCATAACTTACCTGAGGAGAGACACGCCCACCTTTCTTGGTGTAGTATGCTGCACTCTCAATAAGTTCCTCCATAATATCAGAAACCTTTACTTCTGCAACATATATCAACTGACCATCTTGGGTGAACTGATGCACCAAACAATCCCATTCTACCTTCTTAGGTAGAGTTGGAGCACCATCTGGAAATACAATAGAAGGACCGGACTTATTATCTACACAAGTGCCATCAGGTTTGTACCCATCAGGATGACCTTGACCCCCATAAGAAGGAGTGTAACCTAACAATGAACAAACAAAATCTTCTCTAAGTTTGTTATTATCAAGAGCAAGATGTTGTTTGAGAAGGTTGACAAAAGGAACCTCAAAATCCTCAGGTTGTTCTAACCCAAGGATGCATTGAGCGATTCTAAAATCCATAACAAAGTCAATCTGTAATAATGAAACACTTTAGAGGTTACTAACTCTATCAGTTTGCCATTCTCTTGGCAACTCTACCTAAGATCTTGGTCTTTCCTTTACGATCAGGGTTCTGACCAGTTTCCTTCTTATACTTGTCAGTTTCTTGCTTCTTCATGATATCTTTCAGAACTGCTTCACCTTTACGCTGTTGTGACATTCTTTCAGATCTTGTCATACCACTTGCTTTTTGTGGTTTATAGTCAGGTGATACTTTCTTCTCAGGTTTCTTAGTAGAAAGCAGTTTAGTTGCTTGCTTTTCTGCATCCTTGCCACTGGTCTTTGTGACACCTGCTTTATGTGTTCCACCTGCTTTCTTTGCAGCAATTCTTGCTCTTGCTGCTGCTTTTCTTGCTTCTTTTGCTGCTGCTGCCTGTGCAGATGCAGCAGATCCTCTCTCCTTAGTTGGTTGTTGTTCTCTGGTTGAGCGTTGTCTTTGCTGACCAATGTCCTTTCTATCTTTATATCCAACTGGTGCAGTTTTACCACCACCAACTGCTTTCATTCTTCTTCTTTCTGGTTCTGATTTCTTACGCTCAGCACCAATTCTTCCACCTTCACCTTGTTTGCGAATCTGTGATCTTCCTGCTACTTCAGGATCATATGCTTCTGCTGCTGGTAATGCTTTTCTTTCTGGAGTTCCTCTCAGTCTGCGTAATCTTGCAGCAACACTTCCAGACTTTCTTTCAGCATCTCTTGCAATATCTCTCTCCTTTCTTGCACCAGCAACTCCTTGTCTTGCTGCTGTCTTTTGTCTTGCCTTTTCTGTTTCTCTCTTATACCTATCCATTCTACCTTGAGATGTTAATCTCTCCTTTGCAGCATCTTTTGCTTTCTTTATTCCTGCACCTGCCGCACTTGCTGCTGCACCAACAGTTGCAGCAGTTCCTTTTTTGACAAACTTATTTACACCTTGCTGTTGCCTTGCTTGGAAACCTGAATCTCCACCAATAGTGCCAGAAGTTGATGCTGATCTCACACCAACTTCTTGTGCTTCTGATACAAACTGATGAAAGGATTTCATTCTCTGGACGTTACTCTGTCCAATTATTTATTCTTCCTGAGTTTAGCAATAAACTTGCGTGCTGTCAAGACATTTTTACAATACTTAACCACTTTTCCATGCTGTATGATTGCCAGTTGTTGTTTAGCACCAATCACAGGAACAGCAGCACACATGTCCTCATCTTCCCAGTTTTTACCTACAATAAACCCATAACTTTCTGGTTTGGCATGTAAAATAGTTTCATGATGATCTCTTTGCAAATCCTTCACAATTACCTCCTCACAACACTAATGGCAGGTTCACCTTTCTCAAACACAGTGTCAACAACTGCTTGGATACTCTTTGCAGTGCTGATGCCAACTTTGTCATACACAGGGACGCAAACCAGACCAAACTGTTTGGTATTGTCACCCAGACGAATCACCCTGCCAATGGTTTGACTGATTCCAATGTAGTCCATGTTGCGCATAAACAATACTGCCTCAAGTCCACTGACATTGATACCCTCTGCAAGGATACTGTGGTGTAGAACAACAAACTTCTTTGTGCTATCCTTACCCCACTCATTCAGAGTGTCAAAGAACTTCTCACGATCAACCTTCTTGCCATCAATAACTGCACCAGTCTTAGATGTAATATACATCCAAGAATAACCACGAAACTCCAACTGCTGACAGAAGTCAGATTCAGACACCAACTTGACAATCTGCTTGGTAGAGCGTGCACAAATCAGGATCTTATTGAGAGAGTTCTCATCAATGGTCTCAAGCATGTTGCTGGCATCACGCTCAGCAACCATCTGCTTATCATGCACCATAGGTAGTTGCTTGACCACAACTTTAGGAGGGAGAATATAACCCTCTGCCACCATTTGAGTAGCAGGAACCTGTGCAATCACCTGACCATAGATCTCAGGCATGTTCATGCCTGGTTTAGAGATAGTCAGAGAGTGCTTAGGAGTTGCAGTGAAGAAATAGCAGCGATCTGCCTCCTGAGAGAAATACTCAACAGCAGGGAAGAAGTGACGCTGGACACTGTTATGTGCCTCATCAAAGTAGATAGTGTCCACCTCAATCTCTGCCTCTTGAATGCGATGCAGAGAGTTGTAGGTAGTGAAGATCAACTGATGCAGATTCTGAATCTTGCAGACATCATGATGGCACTTGATTACATCTACTTTAGTGGTGCTCACATGATGAGTTTCACCACTGTGAACATGCAGTACCTCAGCATTAGTAATGTGCTCAAGATACTCAGAAGAGAGTTGCTCAGCAAGAAGAATGCGAGGAGCAACAACTACAATAGTCTTGGGAGTATCAGAAGCAAACTGACGCTTTGCATCCATAATACCCACCAGAGTCTTACCAGAACCTGTGGGAAAGACGCACTGCCCAAGATTATACTTAAGCAGTGCATCAAGTGCAGTTTGCTGATGAGGACGAAGAGTAGGCATCAATGTATGACTTATGTTATTAGGACAGTTTGGGGGTTACTAACAATAACCCCCAGGAGTTTCACTCCTCTTCTTTATTCTTTCCTGCTTGAGAAGGACCAACCCAAACCTTACCTTCTTCATGCCAGTGCTTTACAAAAGCACGACGCAACTCAAGCAACTCAGCATAACGCTCTTTCTGCTCTGGCGTCCATACCAAACCCTGGTGACGACTCACCATAGTTTTCATTTCAAGCATTTCCTTGACAATATCAGAGGAGTTCATAGTTTTGTGGTGATTACACTATAAGAACAGTTTGGAGGTTACTAACTTTTATTCAAACACAGGTTGGACTGGTGGATTCCATTCATCTCTGTGTGCTTTCATTACATGTTTAGGCACACCATAGTAACCCATGTGCATCCAAACACAGTCAATATACCGCAAATCCTCACGATCTGCATCCAAAGTGAAAGCATCACAATACTGGACGATATCATAGGGAACTTCTATCTTCTTCCAAGTTAGTGGTTCTTCAATAAAGAATGGTACAGTCATTTTGAATCAATCAAATATACATTTTTCTGCTGCTCTGGGAATACAACTAAACCAGCAGGGTTGTTCTTATCACTGACAGCAGGCAAACTGATAACAATGTAGGCAGAATCTGCAAAGGTAACTACACCTTGCATCCCTTTGTATTCTACCTCATCCTTAACACAAAACCTCATAGAAATGCTGCCTCCAAAGGATTGAGATTGAGTGGCATAGATGTATAATTGCGTGTGCCATTGATGTCTACCTTATCACCAACAGTTTTGGCATTGATAGGTGCAAAGTATTGTCTTGACTTAGGTTTATAGAAACCCCAAATAGTTCTTACTGTTTTACCTTCTGCATACACATACTTTTTGTGATGCACTAACCAAATAGATTGAACTCCTTTCTTGAACTCTTCAACTTCATATGAATAACCTTCAGGTGCAGAATGTGGAAAATCAACAGGAAGTTCAATCATCTATTTGGATTCTTTGATGTCTTGCAGTTTGTAAATAAGTGATTTGAGATTGTCAATCTCTTTGTTCTTTGACTCTATTTGTGTCTCCAACTCTTTGATGTGGGACTTTAGAGTGCTGACTATTTGTTCTGTCATGCAGATTAGGTGAGAAAAGAAGTAATCACTTCTGAGGGAACATTATCTGAAAGAGTATATTTATTAGATTTCTGGATATTTTCCCTCAGATGTCCATAAAACTCAGGGTATTGTTCATCATCATTTTCTGTGATGAGATCAAAACACTCTTCGTCATTTTCTGCCACAACGTTCCAAATCCCACCATATTCTGACTGTGGGAAAGGAACAAAGTGATCTACTACATACAGGGTTTTCATTGCTTGTTTCAGATGATGTTTAGATTCTACTGTGTACTGAAAGATTAGTCAACTGTCTTTCAAGTTCTACCTTGATTGAAATAAGTTTGCCAACCATGTATTGTTCATACTCATTGCCTTCAATGAGAGATGCAATGTTCTCTACTTGCTTCAGTGCAAGTATAATTTTTGCTTTGTCTTTCATGGAACAAACTCTGCAATGTAGTATTCTATACTAACATTTAGTTTTTCTGCTTCTTCAGCACAGACAGACAAGAACAGTTCAAGTTCTTCAGTGTCCATGTTTGAGAGTATTTCATCATTCATTGGAATCGTCCTTGAGTAAAGTTGGCATAAGAGAACTTGTGCCTGTCAACTAACTTGATCATACCACGATCTGTGGTCATGACAAACCCCGCTTGATGAACTCTTTCATCACCAATGTATGCTTTGGGGCAGTTGTAGACAATGAAACTATCAAGCAAGTCCTCTTTGATCTCTACAACCAACTGATACAGATTGGCAAGGTATGCACAACCAAGGATGTCAATCAGATCCCAGTCAGTGAGTTCTTCACCACTGCGAATGATAGCATTGATGTCTTGCTTTGCCTGCTTTGCTTCTTTAGCAGTCAGAAACTTGACACTCTCAATCTTAGGACGAACAGCACTAACATTAGAGCGAACCCTATCAACACTGGGTTGTACAAAGAGACACTTATCAGTGCTGATTAGTTCACCCTCAAGAGGATGAGGTTGCATCTGGTTCAGTACATCCCCAGTGTAGTAAGTATGAGGAGCAATGATAATGTTCTCATTGACAATCTCAGGGAACTTATAGGTAATGGTGTTGGGAGTATAGGTTGCAGCACCACCAACACCAATGAAATCTCCCTGATAAACACCTTCAGTCACAGGAAGATTCATGTAGCAAGCACAAAGAACCTCAATCAAACTTGCATGGGTTTCAATATCATAGAGACGAAAGATGTCATCAATGCTATAGCAAATCTTGATCTTCTTCTTGTTGAATACACTCTTGGTGCCAACAAAAGATTTACCATTCTCAGGATTGACACCCCACACAATAGCAGGAGCACCATCAATCTTTACAGAAAGTTTAGCACTCTTGTCATACAGTGCATCAAACACCCAGGTTTCACCAGTGAGAATATAATCTTCTGGGTGCTCAAGATGTAGAAGTGGCATAATCAGTGTGTCTCTTACCTATGATACAGTTTGGAGGTTACTAACAATAAAAAAGAGGGATTGCTCCCTCATTCTACTACATTGTTGTAGGTGCTCTTTACTTTATCCACCAGTGCAGTTCGTTGCTCTGGAGTCATCAGATTATTACGACTGAAGTTGATGAGAGTGAAAAGTCCAATGAGTTCCATAACACCATTGAACACAGGAATTGCATCAACAACAGCAACAACTTCATGAATAAGAAGTTGAGCAACAATTACAACAAAAAGAATAGCAGTGCTAAGACCAATGTTCTTTAGAAGTTCATTGGAAACATTCTCAGACAGAAAGGTCTTGACTTGTGCGATTTTGTCTTGCATTGTAAAAGGTAGTGGAGCAGAGTGCTCCTTATATCAAGGGAACAATTTAGAGGTTACTAACAATATCAGTCATCATATACTCTACACTCAGATGCATCTGGGTGAGTGTCACAATATAACTCAAGTGGAGTAGGATCGTGTGTCTCACCAGGATGATTCTCTTTATATGCCTTCAGTGCTTCTAATTCTTCTTCAGTATGACGACGTGACTGTGGTGAAATAGTAGGGTCACTCAGAAGTTCCTCATCTTTCTGAATGTGCTTGTCGATGTTTTCCATGTTTTGTATCGAGATAATACTTATTTATTGAGGGGTATCAGATTTTTTCCCCTCTAAACTTCGCACCATAAGTTCAGTGAACTTTTCCATTTTATGTGGTGCAACTTGATGGGGAGCATACTTGATTGCTTCCTTGAGTGCAAGCAACTCATCCCACTCTTCCTGAGTGAGATTAGAAGTACCAGATTTTGGCAGTGTCATAGGTGGTAGTTGATTATACACTAATTATAGCAGGTTTTTGTGAGGATTTACTGACCTTAACACTTTCTTCTGATTTGCTTCAAGGAAGTTTACTATTACTCAGACACACTGTAACCGTCTGCCTTTGCCATATTGTACTCAGCATCAAGTTGTGCTCTTTTGTTATAGTATTCTGCCTCACGCAGATTATATTCACGACACTTCTCTTTGTCTTGAGCAGCATCACACATTGCGTTTAGTTCTTCTTCTGTGTATTGAGTGCCACTCCAAAAGACATTCCAATCCTCTTGAGTTGTTTCAAAATTGACTGAACGATGACCTTTCAAAAGTGAAAGAAGTTCTACACTCTTGGTGTAATA